GACCAAAGAATACGTTGATATAACGATTGGTGTAGATGTTGGTGGGAATGATGCAACTACATATGCAGCAAAAGGATGGAAAGAAAATTATAATGGTGTAGAAACCTTTGCACATTATTATCATAAGAATGGTGATAGTGGTGGCATAAAGAATATCAATGATTATGTTATGGACTTATTAGACTTTTGCACAAATATATATGCTGAATATCACATCCCTGTTACATTGTTTATTGACAATGCTAACTTAATGTTTAGACAATTAGTCGAAGAATATTCAATGACACAAGAATATCGTTTTATAATCATTGAAGATTTACCGAAAATGAAAAGGTTAAAACACAACAAGAATAAGTCAATTTTGCAAGGTCGAGTTGATATGAACGAAATAATGTTTGGTAGTGGATATCATACTATTGATCCACAATGTAAGCAACTTATTAAAGCGTTTCAAGAGCGTGAATATGATAAGAATGGTAACCCAGCCGATGATGGCAGCAGTGATGTAGATAGTATTGATGCAAGCGATTATGGTTGGCTAAAAGAAATGGATATAATATATGAAACTATCATGAGGTGATTAAATGAACAATGTGTATGCAAAGGATTTGCAAAAGTTATTTATAGACAGAGGATTTAATCCTGTGTTTGGTACAATCTACCAACAACAAGAAATATGGGTACAATGGTATCGAGGGAATGTTGACAACTTCCATGAAATCGAAAAGAAAAACGCAGAAGGTCGATTAATTTCGATTAAAAAGCCAAGTTTACAAATGGCAAAAAAAGTTGGGGAAGATTGGGCATCATTATTATTCAATGAAAAAGTATCATTAACAATTAGTGGTAATGACAAAGCACAAGCCGTATTAGATAACGTGTTAAAGCATAATAATTTTTATGACGAAATGCCTAACTTTATTGAATTAACCGCAGCGCCGTACGGGACAGGTGTAATCGTTGAATATCAATTAGAGAATGAAACAAAGTTAAATTATTTATTTGGTGATAGAGTGTTTGTTATTGATTATGACAATACAACACCTAAAGCGATTGCTGTTGTTCAACAATTTCAACGGAATAAACGAAAGTATAATCATATTATGTATCATACGTTTAAAAATAATATATATAGAGTTAAGCATGAAATGTATTCAAGTAGCGATCAAGCACGTGGATTAGGTAGTCCCGATACATTAAGTGTTTTATTTGAAGAAAAAGAATTGAAGAAAATGCGCCATACATATAAAGATGGTGAAACCGAAGTTGTAGAATACTATAAAGAATTTGAAACGGATATACCACATTTCCAAGTATTTAAATTAGCAATTAGCAATAACTACGATGTTAAAAGCCCATTGGGTATCAGTTGTTATGCAAATGCTATTGGCACGTTAGAGAATATTGATGAAAAGTATTATTCAAGCCGTATGGATTCAATCAACAGTCGAAAAAAAGTATTTGTTGATGAGGCTGCAACAAAAATAGGTAAAACGAAAGATGAAGCAGGAAACATTAGGTTGACTAAATACTTTGATCAAGATGAAACACAATTTCAAGTATTAAAAGGTTTATCAGGCGGAGGCGATAAAAAAGCCGTTGAGATTTATGCGCCTATGTATGATAGTGCACAACACGACAATGCTATTCAAATGGAATTAAATTACTTATCAAGCAAAGTTGGTTTAGGCACAAATTATTATTCATATAGTGATGGAGCAGTAGGCTATCAAAACGAGATGAATGTAATAGCAAGTAATAGCGATACGTTTAGAAATAGGCAAAAAAACTTAAACAGGCTTAAAACATTATTGATTAATATGATGAAAGCAATTATGTATTTAGAAAAAGATAACGGTAATTATAATGGTGAATTAGACCTTGAATATAATGTACAGTTTGATGATGACATCATGATTGATGATGCAACGGTTATTAAGCAATATCGTGAAGATGCAAAAGATGGACTAATCACTGTTGAAGCATATTTAATGAAAGCTTATAAGATTACTGAAGAAGAAGCAAAAGAGATTACCAAAAACACAACAGGCGTTAACGCAACTAAAATTGATGCAGTATCACGAGCGATTGAAAGTGGTGCTATAAGCATTTTAGAATCTAAAAGGATACTTAACCCTGATATGAGCGAAGAAGAATTAGAAATTGAATATATACGTACACTTGTTGAAAAAGGTATAGCTTTAACACCGGCACAAGCTGACAAGTATAATAGTATAGAATAATGGCTTATGTAGTTCCTGAAGATAGACAGTATCAACGGATACTTATGTCACAAGACAGCGATCGTAAGTTGCAGGCTATGGGTTATGATACATTCTTTAGCTCTAACGTAAGTGCAGGCGCACAACGTGGTAATGACTTGTTTATACGCTTCCATAATGGATCAGTATATAAATATCCAAATCAAGGCAAAAGGTTTATAGAGTTGCAAGCAGCAGCATCAAAGGGTAAATGGGTATGGCGGTTTTTACGTAGACCAAACAAACCATACGAAAAAGTCGGTACAATACCGTTGCCAGAAGACACGATTGAAACTGATGAAGAAATAGTAAGACCAAGATTGCCGGTTGCTGAAGTTAAAGCGATAGTGCCAAAAGATTTTATGAAAACAGGCGAATTACCAACTATTCAAATATCATCAATACAATTAGTACGAGGTATTGATAACAATTTGTTATCCTTAATTGCTGGGATAACACCAACATTGTTTTAATATACAAGTGGCGAGCACTTAAACTCGGTAAAGTACTTATGCTTAAATAAGGGTTGCGAGGTAAACCAAAAACTCGGTAAGTCGGCTCACGACTATAAATTAGGAGGTTAATATGTACGATTTAAAAAAGGTTATTGAAAAAAACACCAACGATGGTGTAATTGATTATGAAGCGGTGATGGGAACAATCGATAATGATTATGTTAATCCTATCGTTGCCAAAAAAGCGGATGAGAGTAAATTGTTGCCTAAAGCTGTCAACCAAGTTATTAATGAATTAGGCATTGATGGTGAAACCATTGATGACTTAAAATTGTACGTTAAAAAGTTAGGTGGTTCAACTGATGAAATCAAGGAAGAAAACTTGCAACTCACGAAAAAACTAAAAGAGATTGAAAGTGAGTTTAATCAAACAAAAGAAGCCAAAGCTAAACTTGAAAATGACATCAAAGAGAAAACACAAAATGATTTATTAATACAATCACTCGGTATCGACACGACTACTAAAGAAGGTCAAAAACAATTAGAGTTTTACAAATGGGACTTTAATAGACAAGTCGATGATGAGAAAACATTTGAAGATGTAGTTAGTGGATTTGTTAAAGAAAACGACATCAAAACAACTACTAAATTTATTAAGGATGATTTTGGTCAAGGCAACTCAAAAGATTTAGATATTGGGGCTGCATGGGCTGAAAAACGAAAACATACAAGAAAATAAAAGGAGTGAATTAAATGCCAACAGGTGCAAGAAAAGTAACAGGTTATTCCGATATATCGGAGCAGGTATTATACGAACAATCAATTATTAGAAACGTATCAAATATGGATGTAATGGGTACACCGGGAACAACCGCAGTAAGTGTATATGTTAATGCTTTGGCAACAGTAGCAACATACACACCGGGTACAGGTGTATCAAGAACAAATGATGGTAGTGCATATGTTGTATTATCAAACTTAGAAGAAATCGCAGTCAATGAGATTATGGATGGTTACACCATTGAAACAGCGCCAGCCGATTATGTAGCAAGTAGATTTGAAGCAGCAGTGGGTGGATTAGCTGAGTCAGTTGATACAACTTGTATCGCAGCATTAGTTAGCGGTGGTACTGATTTAGTAGCAGCAGGCGGAGATGCACCAACCGTAGCGAATTTGTATGAAAAAATTATCAATTTAAAGAAAGCATTAGACACAGCAAAAGCACCACGTACAGGGCGTAGTTTAATTGTTAATCCAACAACAGAAGCGTTATTGTTACAACAATCAAGTAAACTCATTCTTAATACTGATCGTGGGGATATGATTGTTAGTGATGGTTGGATTGGTCGAGTATTAGGGTTTGATGTATATTCAACTACATTGTTAACAGATGCTAATATGACAGCAATGCAAAAACGAGGATTTGCATATAAAGATAATTGGAAAATCGAACCAAGATTACAATCGTTAGATGGTTCAGGAACGTTTATTGGCGATTCAGCGGTTCAAGGTCGATTTGCATATAATTACGGTGCAGTAAGAGCAACACTTATTCAAAACGATAAAGGCGCAGCATCAGCATAACATATAATAGGGTAGGGGTTTATAGCCCTACCCCTTATTATTTATAAAGGAGTGATTTAATGGAATTTCAAGGTAAGGAATATTATGTAACGCAAGATGATATAATAAACAATAGTGAGATAACATATGATGATTTATATGATGTGTTTAAAGAACAAATTGATAAGTATTTAAAACTAATGTCAAAAAGAACATATCGTGTATATCACAACTCATACAAAGGCCTTAATAGACAACGCCAAATTGCATTTATGGATTGGTGGATACAACAAGATACCAATAGACAAGAAGTTATGCGAGAAGCTATTATTGAATATGTACGCGGTGCTTTAATGAGCGG